ACCAACATAGGAATTATAATATGCTCTTTTATCACTACCTTCTACAGTAGCAGTAAGAACATTCCACTTTACTTGATAGTACATCTCATAGTAACGTAAACTTCTTTTGTTTTTATACTCTGCTATTACTTCAAATGTAAAATATTTTTTACCTATCTTTTTAATATCTTCATTTAAATATTTAGAAGAACCTGTATAAGTCTCCCACTTAGATTTTTTTTTATATTTACCTGTGTAATATTGTTTACATCCTACATAGGCCTTACCATTCTTAGTATTAGTTATAATATAAACAAAACCAAACTTATCCTCGTTAGGCACAAAAGATTTTTCTGTGCCATAACAAGTCCAATGATTATTTATCATGTACTTCCTCTACGTTAGGTGCTTTCTCAACATGTGTGAGATATCTTTTACCAGTTGAATAATTAAAAGCACGAAGTCCTTCACCACTATTAGCATCACTCCAACAAGTATGCTTATGACTACAATAAATACAACCAGTAGCAAGCTTATAATTCCCAGACTTGCCATCAGCAACAGCAGGGTAGCATTTGTCCGGTGCAGTATCAGACTTAACCACTTCTTTAATCTTCTTAACTCTTTCTTTAGCATTTATCATCTCCAATGAATGTACTTTTGTATAACATAGTTCTCCTGTAGATTTATTAATAACTAGAAAGCCGGCTTCATTTACTCCATTACCTTCTGCGTATGCAGATATCTGAGGAATGTATCCGAAGGGGTCGTCAGTTGATAAATTATTATATTTAAATTTATTATATCCTCTACCAGAGGCACTCTTACAATCTACTAATACGTCATCTATAAAACAATCTTGATGTCCTTTAACTCCTTCCACTTCTACTTGCTTCTGTTGTTGAGTTACCTTATGTCCAGAGATAGAGGCAAGCATAATTAATAGTTCTTCTAAGATATAACCATAGAGAAACTTAATCCTGGTACTAGGTGGGAAAGACTCGGTGCGAGGCTGTTTAAAATCATACCACAGTTGCCTGTCTGGTCTACCTATAGTTGATAATCTTAACCTAGGTTTATCTTGAGGCATCTGTTTTAAGAAATCTTTTACATGCACTTTAACCGAGCTAGCAAAATCATCTATACATTTATCTACTTCTTTCTCAGTAAGATGTTCGTTCTTCTTCTCAAACAAACCATATATATCTTCTACTATTGTATCTATTTTTTTCATATATAAAATGTGAGAGACTGCTCAGCCAAACAGTCTCCCACTATCCTTTAGTTAAGAGGCAAAAGGAATTTTTTCTGCACCTGCTTCATCTGCAGATGTATAACCATCAGGTATTTCATCAAAGTCTTCTTTCTCTTCGTAAGGAATTAATTCTACAACCTGAACTTTCTTTAGGTCTGCAGACACTCCTTGTTTACCGGCATACTTCCACTCAAACGTACTGTATAGTACATTAACTTTAGAACCATTAGCTATTAAATCTAACATAGGTCTTTTTTGAGCATCAACAACTATAGGAGGTTGATTATTATTACCATCTTTTCTTTTAACTTTTCTTTTGATAGAAACATAATCACCTTTAACATCATCATACTTAATAGTAAGATTATCTTTTTCTGCTATAGCTTTATTTTCAGCATCTAAATTACATACTTCAATTTGCCAGCTAGGTTCGAACTTTGTGTTTGGACTTTGTAAGCTAGCCCAATAAGCTGTTCCACTAATTACACTCATGTGTACTCCTTTTGATTGATAAAATTATATTATAGCATATTTTACTATGCATTGTCAACACTTTTTTGTATTATATTTTGAGAAAAAAGATTCTGTATATTCATTAGATACATCTTACTTGCATTGTGGTCTCCACCAGATACACTTCTAACTTGATTCTCATTGATAGATGTATTAACAATTCTCTTTAACATCTTAGTTTCAAATACTAGTGTACCATATACTTGGTCTCCCACACATAGATTATGAAACCAGTAGTCTGCTTTGGTTGCGTTAATACCACTAGGTTTACCATAGCTTTCATATTCAATCGCAATGTTACCTGTCCTTAACCACATACCTCTTTCAGATTTTACTTCTATCTTCTTATCTTGTAGCATGTCAGCAACAATCTTTTCTTTTACTTGCCCATACTGTAAATCTAAATCAAACTTCTTTCTATCTTCTGTCTTTGGTTCTAATGTGTTTCTGCCCATGTTACTCCTACCTTGTAATCGTTATCTAAAGGACATCTTAACTTTAATGTCTTCTCAGTTTCTTTCATAGCAATCTTAGTGATACTACAAAATTCATTTACATCTTTGTTAGCCACTTCAAATTGATACTCATCATGAACAGAAGCTACTAATTTTGCATCAAGTTTTTTATTATATACTCTTGTTATAATATGTAACAACCACTGCTTACAAACAATAGCACCTGCTCCTTGCAGAAGAGTATTCAATGCTGAATGTGGACTTCTAACTTTTAAGTATCTTCCATCAATAGCTTTTATCTTACCTCTTCTACTTACACTTTCTACTTGTTCTCTTAATCTTCTTAGTGATGGTAAGTTAGATAGAAATCTTTTTATTAAACTATTTCCTTGCTCCTTTCCAGCTCCTACTATCTTACCTATTTTCTCTGCACCAGCTCCATAAAGAAAGGCATATATAAATGTCTTCGCCTGGTCTCTATTTGCTAGGCCTGCTAGCTCCATGTTCTTTGTATGTATATCTCCATTCAATATCTCATCAGTATAAGTTGTATCATTAAGATAGTGAGCAAGACAACGTAACTCTAAACCACTAGCATCAGTACCTACTAATTTATATTTCATAGGGTCTGATATAGTCCACAACCCTCTGCAGTCCTTACCATATGGTGAGTATACAGCCGGTACTTGTGCCATGTTAGGTGAGTTATGTGCCATGCGACCTGTAATAGTACGTAGTGTCATTACTTTACCATGTACCCTGTTATCATTATCGCAGGCATTAATCCAAGACTCTACCATTACTGCTCTCTTCTGTAGTAAAAAATACTTTGAGAATCTTTCTGCAGTAAGTTTTAACTCTGGCTCTTTAATTGTTTTTAAAACAGCTTCATTAATAATAATATTCTTTTTATCTGTAAACTGTTTAGGCTTCCAACCTTTCTTCATTAACCTGTCTGCTATCTGCTGACGAGAGCCAATGTTAAAAGGAATTTCTTTTGTCTTAGTCTTCATCTCCACAATGGTAGGTTCAAACTCTTCCAGTGACCATTGTTCTAAGTCATAGATGTCTTCTTTTAGTTTTGCTAATAACTGTTGTGCCTTCATCATATCAAAAGCAAAACCATTCTTCTCTTGTTGGTCTAGTATTAATCTTATATTATGTTCAAGGTCTGAAGACTCCTGAGAAAAACCATTGCTTTCTTTTATTAATTCATTATAGACTGCATGTGTTATTTCTACATCTTGTTTACAGTAATTCAACATATTAAAATCGTACTTAGAAAAGTTTACATCTTCTCCACCTTTAAGCATGTTTAGTTTTTCTCCCCATGCTCTAAGGCTATGTCCTTTTTCTCTGATAGGATTAAATAACTGTGACAAAATTAATGTATCTATTATTTTATCTGGTGTTATTCCTGTACCTAACAACCTATTTAGAACCGGTGCATCAAAAGATAAACCATTATGCATGATAAACTTATCTACTTTCTTTGCCCAACTATTAAAACTATACATAGTATCTGGGTCAAATACAGTAACCAAATTAGTATCTACATTCTTTGCTACAATACAATGTATCTTACTAGGATTAAAACCATCTGTTTCTATATCAAGGATTACTTTCATTCTCTTCCTTTCCACACCAGTTACAAGGCTCTCCTTTACCTACTTCCATCATACTTTTTTCTGTATCACAATAATGCTCCCACATCTCTGGTTCTTTTTCTTTTTTGTTATCTAACCACTCTTTATAACCTTTTATCCAAAGTTGTTTATCTTCTTCTTCTTCTGAAAAAGTATGATACACTAATACAAATGTCTCACACTTAGGACAAGATAAGTTACTAACTATATCGTGTTCATCTCCTTCTTCTCCATCATGGTCTCCACCATGTATTAATTCTGTTCCACAATACATACACTTCATAACTGTACTCCTGTTGTTGTTCCTTCTAAATTATCTTCAAAAGGATTGTCTATTTGTGACATTCTACCAGAGTTTTTATCATAATGCAAGTAAGAACATACACCTGTCTCTCCTGTGTATCTATTCTTTAGAATACGAATCGTTGTTGTACAAGCTATAACATCATCTTCTGCCTGTTGATTTCTTTCTAATGCTATCACACTATCGGATAGATGTGCAATGCTAGCACTACCTCTTAGATGTGATAGAGTTACTTCCTTACCATTCTCATGGCCTAAATCTCCTGAAGGTCTACGTAGATGTGATACTAAGAGAAGACCTACACCAGTTTCTTCTACCAGTGAACGCAACTTAGTCATCAATACATCAATAGATTTTCTCTCATCTCCATCATCTTGTCCACTAACTAAGATAGATAAATGGTCTAAGAATATCCACTTACAATCCAAAGACTTTGCCATGTATCTAACCCTAGATAGTATCTCATCATTACCTATAGAACCGAAGTGGTCAAAGGCAAAGAACCTACCAGAACCTATCGTGTCTTCTTGCCATTTATTTAATTGTTCTCTTGAGAATTTATTTCTTATCTCTTTGATGTATAATCTTTCATTGGCCTCAACTGACATAATATTAAATGCAGTATTCTTTGTGCTCTCTTCCAGTGCTAGTATACCTATGTTATCACCAGAGTTTCTAAGTATGTGATGCATTAACTCACGCATGATAGAAGACTTACCCATGCCTGCACCAGATGTAAAGGTAACTAATTCTCCTGTCCTCATGCCATATGTTTTTTCATTCATGACACTCCAAGGATAAGGTATAGTCTCACAATCCTTCTCATCATATAATGATTCTCCTAGTCTGGATAAGTTCATTATGCCTGCCGGTGTGTATGCTTCTGCACTCCACCAGTTTTGTATAAAGTCTTTAGCCTTACCCATCTTCTGATATTCATTAGGGTCTTTGTGTTCTAGTCTTACAATCTTACATTTGTTAGGTTCAAATAACTGAGCAACCTTTTGAGATGCTTCAATCCCAGGCTTGTCATTGTCAAAACAAACCACCACATTCTCAAAAGTATTTAAGTATTCTAAGTGTTGCTTACAATTCTGCACTGCACTTTGAACTCCATTCTTTATTGATACTACTGCCCACTTACTTCCTAACATCTCATAAGCAGACATGGCATCTATCTCACCTTCAGTGATAGTAATATATTTACCACCAGATTTAAATAGATTCTGTCCAAACAATAAGGCATCAGTCATATCTCCTTGAGACCATATTCTTTTTCCTTCTACTTGTCGTACCTTAGTAGCAACATGGCTACCTTCAGTGTTATAATATTCATAGTAGTGATGTGAAATAATAGAACCATTTGTTTTTATTTTTGTTCTATACTTTCTGGCAGTCTGTTCAGTTATTCTTCTCTCTCCTAGACCTCCATAATCACCGGTGCTTGAAACTTTGTTTTGTATATCTACAACTTTCGCTTCCATTTTTGCCTCTCCTACATTGTTAAATCGTTTTTGACAGGAGAAGCAGAAGGCATGTCCATCAGCATGTATGTTATATCCATTGCTGGAATTACCACATGGGCACTTACCTCTACTTATCCATTTACTTTGCATTATAACATACTCGCAGAGTTATTCAACCCTATGAATGTGTATATTACTGTGTATATTATTAATACTTCTAACCACATATTTTTATTCCTTTATTTAAATGTATAATATATCATCATAATAAATATATATAATATATATAAAAACATTAATAAAATAAATATATTAGTTATTATATAAGTTATATAGTTATATATTATAATAAACTTTTTCATAATGTCAATCAAAATCTTTTAAAGTTTTATTATATACTAATTCTGCTGAGTAAATATCAAGGCCAATACTGTTTTTACAATCCTGTTTCGCTAACATACTTGCCTCTTCATTTGAACAACCTTCTCGTTTATATTCTTTAAATAATTTTCTGTACATTCTCTTCTCATCTTTATCCCAAAGATTCTGCATCTTAATTCTCCTAATAATTATATAACA